AATTTCGATAGGCTTTCCCTTTGAGCCTATGTTTAAGTCTTCACAAAATTTTCTAACAATATCATAAGTTACAGCATCAGATTCTTGCACATAATTACTATAATCTATAGTATAGTCTCTTTCATCACAGAATTTTTCCAGATACTCTTTCAATCCTACATATAATTCCTGTGTGAACATAGAATAGAGACGAACTTTACCATCCCACATACGAGACTTATAAAGAGGATGGAACTTTGCTCCTGGTACATCAAATGCAAAATGGTCATTTAATTCTTGTCCAAGAGAAGGTTCGCATTTTACTCTAAGATAAACTTCATCTTTTTTCGATAATACTATGTCAGCCATTACATCATGCCGTTAGTAAACTTCTGCCATTCGATAGCATTTTTGATATCCCAACCTCTACTATTGATAGATCGAATAATTTGTTCTAACTGATATAATACTGTTTTAAAATATTCTACTTTATCTTGTAGTATAACTAAGTCAGCATCAACAGTTAAAAACTCATCCATTTCATTTTTAAGGGGTTTGTTGCCTTGCCATTGATCCCAGCCTTCGTCTTCTAATTCTGCTTGTGTCATCTCACCTCTATAATACCGATACTTTTTGCGTCGGCAATTTAGATAATCAGATTCAGTTTTACGAAGGTTAAGGCGAGTAGAAGAAAGTAGATTCAAATATTTTGCATGAAGGTTAGGAGTTTTTATGGACTCCTGCCCCAAATTCAATTCATTGATTTTACAATCCGCTTCCCAAGTATCTTGCAACTCAGTTAATTTCATTATATAAGGCCTTCAATTAACCGATTTGGATAATTTGCTGAGGGTTACCTTGGAAGTTAAATGAACCATAATGGTTCAAGCTGATGGATGGGTCAAGCCAAATCTCACCGCCCATGTCTTGCCATCTGCGAGAGAAGGTATAATCTTCAGACAAATAACGCTTGTCCTTCGGATCAATCATAGTATCAAAGAATGCATAGAAATGCGGATTCAACTCTGGAGGAGTATTCAAGTCGTTGTTATATTTGAGTTCAGGATAATGTACAATCATTTTGTCGATAACTTCCCGCTTAATCATCATAAAGCCTGTGGCACCATCATGTAAACGAATTAGACCGTTCTCAATAGCAATTTGTTTAGTATCACGATTTAAGAATTTAAAGTTGATAGCATAATCACTGCCGAAAGAAGCGATCTGTTGATCTGAATACCCCTCATCCTTGAGTCTAACTGATTCGCGAATACGTTGCCAATTAACACCCTTCTTAGGATAAGCACCAACTGCTACTTCTTTATTATGGGCAATTAATTTAATTACATCTTCAACTTGGAATTCGATGTCTGCATCAATAAACATCAAGCGAGTAAAATCGCTTTGTAGGAAATAAGCAACAAGTACATTACGTGCTCTTGTTACCAATGATTCATTTGCAATAGTACCAAATGCTACTGGGATTTGATGTTGATTGCAGAATGTTAATAATCTAATTGTTGAACGGAAATACGCTTCCGTTAACATTCCGCCATAGCAAGGAGTTGCTATGAAGAGTTTTTCTTTTCGCAAGTCATCTAATTTGACTTCTAATTTATTCTCATTTGGATTTGCTGGTGGCGTTAGTGTTGTTGGCACTTTAGGCAATGCAGGCACCTTCGGCAAAGCCATTGGTGTAATTTTCTTTTTTGTATTCATAATAACTCCAAGTTATATTATAAGGGTTCTACTTCGAAAATAGTATATTTGAACGATGCTATCGCCGTAAAATATTCTACGCTTCCTGATGCTATATCAAAGTCCAAGGCGGACAATGATGTAGGGAACAGATTTTTAAATATTATATTTACTTTTGCTGTGTTTGTCGAGTCTAAAATCGTTAAAGTTGCATCCGAGTATGCCAAAATCTCTGAAGTACCATCCAATTTTGTTATAAACGGGAATCTGCTTGGCCTATCTTTTACAAAGGTTGAGAATTGGTTATAGTCTTTAGGGAAACCTATAGCAACTATCCATCTGTACAATTCAAGATAATTTGACATATCTTCCGATATCAAAAATCTAATTGCAAGCTCACCGAAATTAATCTTATCACCGATAGTAGGAATATCAACAAACGGGGTAGGTTGAACCGCATATCCAAGTTGTATATCTGGAATGTTTGCGGATTGACAAGTAAAAGAAACATTAGGTATATCTTTAACACCAAATCTAAATGCGTTCGGTCTTAAATAATCATACGTTTTAGGTAATGAATTATAAAAATTATTTTGTAGATTGTTGATGTTTGCAGTATACATACGCTTCCTTGTTATCTAATATATTTATAGCCTGTGCAAAGATAGAAAAAGGGGGAATTGCTTCCCCCTTTTAAATTCCGATCTATGTCGGCTACTTAATTACATTAAGTTCACTACCTTAGTCTTGCGATAGTATTGGTTGCGACCTGCTGTAAATCTGTCTCCATCCGCATCTGATAAAGAAGAGCTAGATGTCACATATGGGTTAGCAATCAAACCATAACGTGTCTTGAAGCCAATCTTTGGCTGGAAGCTGTTAGGATCGATAGCACGAACCATTTGTAAAGGAACATATGGACAGTAGAACATACCTGCGTCATATGGGCTAGAACCCTTATAACCAACCATGTAGAACTGATTAGCAGAACCGAGGTTTGCAGAATACGGATCAATGTAAACACGATAGCGACCGTTCAATACGCCTGCGAATGTGTTACCTGTATCGTCAACATTTAAGTTTGTAGACAAAGCTGGGGTATAGTCCAGAACACCAGACATAGCTAATGCACTTGCAACGTCTGCAGAACAAACGATGAAGTTACCTTTTCCTCTACGAGTATCTTGTGCAATGTGATTAGCATCACGCTCAATGTTGAACAATAAACCTTTGAAGCGCTCAACAGACCAACGTCCATTAGAGTCGATATCTAAGTCAAATGTTCCTGCTGTTGCTGTTGCAGGTGAACCTGTTTTTGCAACTTGATAAATTGTTCTAACAACTTCACGATTGATTTCAAACATGAATTCTTGTGACAAGATGTTGGACAATTCTGCTTCTGCGTCAAGACCATGAATTGCTTTCAAGTCTTGTGCCAATTCAACAGTGTACTCTGCCTTCAAAGCACGTGACTTAGCAGTAACTGTAGTCTTATCAATTGAGAATGACATCTCATTGAATGTTGTTGCTGCTTCCATGCTTGCTGTGGAAATAGCATTACCTGTGGTGTATGTACCAAATACTGGATTAGAACCAGAATGTGCAGGAGTTGAAGCTGTACCTGGTAGTGAACCAGAGAATGAAGTGTTGGCTTCATTGAACAATGCTTCTACTCTGTTAGTAGTATCATTACGCTCATCTTTGTAGATTGATCTCATTGCGAAGATCAAACCTGTTGGGCCAGTCATTGGTTGAACACCGCAAATGTCATAAGCCATTAGATTAGGCATAGCACGACGAACCAAACCGATTAAGATTGGGTCATACTTGTCAATACCGGCAGTTGCGCTAATGTTGTTTGCTGGAGTCTCGAACAATGCTTGACGCTCTTCACGTAAAGATTTTTCTTGATTCTCTAACAATACAGCTGTAACTTGACGCTTATAGTTGTCCTTGATTTGTGGCAGGTCTGGATGATCCAGAATGGCTGACCACTTTTGCTGAATATTCTCTGATAAAAACATTTAATGTCTCCTTGTTGGTAACTGTTTGAACTTATAGTTATTTATAAGTTATGCTCTTTTGATTGATCTTGATAAGGCTTGTGCATAAGTTGAAACAACATCATTGCCTGAATAGGATTCAGTCGGTGCGGTTTCTTCTATTAGCGCTTGCTTTGCTGTTTCTTTATTTACAATAGCGTCGCGGGGAAAATAATTTTCTTTAATAACAGATACCTTTTCTTTATAGAAATCTGCATTATCGAACTCTACGCCCTCTAGAAGTTTTGCTAATTTGTTAGCCTCAGTATCTGCTAGATCTTTAGACATTTCCTTAATAATAAGTTTCTTTCTTAGATCTGTTACTTCGGTATTTAAATTAACATTGTTTTCCAACTGACTGTTAAGTCCTTCTTCCAGCTCTGTTACTTTGTCTTGCAATTCACCGATTACATCATATTTTTCTTCGGGCACTTCAATGTAGTGTTCTTTGAATAGAGCCTTTAGACCTGACATGAAGTCTTCGGCGATTTCCGAACGAAGACCACTCTCGACAGCCAATTTATTTTCTTCTAAGTAATTCTCAACAACATAGTTGAGATAAGCGTCAATTTTTTCTACAACGCCTTCTTTGTATTCCGTAAATTCTTCAGCATATTTTTCTTCTAATGCTTCTGATACTTTTTCCATTTCGTTGTTAACGCGAGCAATAACTGCTGCTTCAAAAATGGATGTTGCTTTTTCTCTAAAGTCTTCTGACAAATCATCACCGAAGATTGGAGAAAGATCAATAGGTTCAACAATAGTTTCTGTTGACTCTTCTTCTTGATTCTCCGCTTCCTCTTCTTCAGCCACAACTTCAAGGTTTTCTTCTTCAACTTCTTCTTCATGAATACCTGTATTTTGAGGAATCTGACTTAGATCTTTTACTGTTGTGAAGTTTGGTGCTTGACCAACAGAACCTTTCATTGCAATAGTATTTTTAGAAATACCTTTTGCAGTGATTGCTCCCTGATTAACTGCAGTTTCTTCGCGGTCTTCGTGAGAAGCGTCCTGCGAATCGCCTTGTCTTGGCTGACTACTATCGCCAGAGTTGGCAGCTTTAATTGTGGAATCTTTTTGCTTGGTAGGAACCATAGGACCAGCTTCTTCCTCAATAACTGAAGTTTTTGCTGTTACTTTTTCTAGCAATTCCTTAACTTTACTTTCTACTGACATTAGTGTCTCCTAAATGTATTGATGTTCTTCAATTGATATTTATAATTCTAGTTACCTAGACAATTGATTAACAAATTGTTCAAATATTTTTAACTTAACTTCATCCAAGTTTTTCTTAGATGTAGCCCTTATTTGCTTTTGCGCCGCCTCAATGTGGACTGCTTTCCAAATACCATTTTCTAATATCCATTCTGCAGATTCCATAATGCCTTGAACAAAAGCTTCTGGTGCAGAAGGATCAGCCACAATATCAACGGTTGCTAGATGAAAGTCATCCTGCACTTCGTTAATCCCATTTGAGTTCATTTTTAACGATCCTAGCCCTCTAGTCGATACGCCTAAACGAACCTCATTTTCTATTAAATTTCTTGCAATAACACCCATTGGTGTTTCTAAAATTTTTGCCCTACCATATACATCTTTACCTTCCATTTTAAGGCTAGTGATTAGGTGGGAAACCTGATGTAAGTTGATAGAAGGATTCTCCGGATGACCTAGTTCACCTAAAGATCTTTTTTGTCCGATTAAATCTTGATACTTACCAACTTCTCTTTCCATGATATTTTTACCATAGGAACGATTGTTTTTATTTGCAGTATCAGATTGTGCAAAGATTCCTTCGATGTAAACATTCTTACCGCCACCTTCTTTGGCTTCAACCAAATAATTTAAGTCTTGTGCTACTTCTTTAATTAATCTCATATTCGTTTACCTTGGTAAAATTTGCTGATCCGGTTCAATGAACCCTGCTGGTCTAGATAGGTGAAAATAAATTGTAGAATTTGCTGGCAATGTAACAGTTATATTAGCATTTGAATTTGATGTATCTGAAAATCCAAAAATCTGTGTCAACGACCAATTATCATTACCATTTAAATACAAAGTATTAGAACCACCGCGAGAAACAACAATAGGAAGCACATCAGGAGTAGTCCACATCATACCTGAAATGTTCATTTGCACATTCGGTTGATCTACAGTTTCATCCGTAAGTTTTAGATCTGCACTAGTAATTGTAGATGAGCCATCGC